GGGCGGAATGGTTTGGAACACTGAAACATTCCGCCCATCTACCGAGGGAAAAATGGATAAAACCATAAAGATTCTAAAACAGACGATTATCAGTAACGAAGTCGCAAAGGTTGGAACGGTTCACACGGTTCCAGCCCGTATTGCTGAAATGCATGTCGGGTCAGGGAATGCGGAATATATGGAAGCGCCAGCGACAAACCGGGCCGTAGGTGTTCAAGGTTCCGATTCAACGCCTAAGAAAAGGAAAGCGAGACGGTGACAATTGAAACGGCAACCGATCTAGGGGACTTTTTCAAGACGGACGACTTCGCGGTTGCGGCAACTTATACCGCGGCGGGTGAGTCAGCGGCAACGATTAACGTTTTGTTTGATAAGCCGTTCAATAGTATTCCAATGGATACAGGCGAGGTCGATATCGAATCAAACACGCCGACCGCACTTTGCCAGACAACCGACGTTTCTGCGGCGGCGCATGGTGACGTGATTGTTATTAGTTCGAACACGTACCACGTAGTCGGAGTGCAGGCGGATTCTGGTTCCGGTTATCAAGGAACAACGCTTTTAGTTTTGGAAGAGCAATAATGCAAAGAAAAAAATAGGCGCATTTTTTATTAAGCATTATGGCAAATCATTTAAGGCGGCAAATTCGGGAAAGGATCGTTTCTGATGTAACCGGACTATCTACGACCGGAAGCAATGTTTTTGAAGGTCGCGTGTATCCGGTTGAAGAGTCGAAACTGCCCTGCTTGCTTGTTTACGATTCGGAGGAATCGATTGAAGCGCAGACCTTGGCCCCTGCCGGGTCAAGGTCAATGATGGCGACATTGAATGTGGTCATTGAAGGATATGCAAACGGCGGAGATGGTGCAACGGTCTTAGATACGCTTGCAGGGATTCAAAAAGAGGTTCAAATAGCACTTGCGGGTGATGTTTCGATTAATTCATTGGCAGGCGATTCCGTACCAGTAAGCGCTGATATATCGCTTTCTGGTGAGGGATCAAAACCGACCGGATCGAATCGCTTGACGTATCAAGTCCGATATGGATATGCGGAGAACGCGCCGGACGTCGCAACATTAGGAGCATGATGCAAATTGAATTGACTAAAAATACGGTTATTGAAGGCGTGCCTTACGAGGCGGGTGCGCTGGCAAGTGCATCGCCTCAAAACGCGGAAAAGCTGATTCAAAGGGGTTTTGCAAGAATCCCAGAAAAGGCGGACCTGGAGCCAAAACCTAAAAAAAATAAAGGCAAAAAATGAGTACCCATACTGGAATAGACGGAGTCGTTAAATATGACGGCAATGCCATCGCTTCGATTTCATCATGGTCATTTGACCAAACACAAGATGCAGTTGAAAACACTGCACTCGGACAGAGCGCAAGATCCTATCTGACAGGTGTCATCGGATGGAGCGGAAGCGCTGAGGCATTCTGGGATGAAACCGACACCGCACAAAGTCAAATCGATACAGATATGGGATCTCCTGCGATTAAGACGCTTGAACTCTACAGCGAGGGAACAACGTCGGGCGATACCTATTGGCATGGGAGCGTTATTGTGACTTCGGTTTCACGATCAGCGAGTGTCAACGGAATGGTAACGGCTAGTTTTAGTTTCCAAGGGACAGGTGGATTGACCAAAACGACCGTCTGATGAGTGCGATTGAAAGCATCAAAGCTCATTATCGTTCAAAATTAGCAGGAGGATTGGGTTCAGTCGACGTTCCTGAATGGGGAACGGAGACAGAACCTTTGCGGATCTGGTTTAAATCTGCAACAAATCCGAAAACGCAGGAAAAGCTTGCCAAACTTTTCAATGAATCAAAACCAGTCGAGGCCGCAGTTGAGGCTTTGTATATTCGTGCATTGAACGAAGATGGGTCCGCAATGTTTGTTTCTGCAAATCGGCGAGAGTTGATGAATCATTGCGATGTTGATGTTTTAATCCGTGTCGTCGGTGAAATCAATAATTTCCAGGCGATTGAACCCGATGAAATCTTGGGAAACTGAAAGAGCATTCCGATCTATATTTCTATTTTCAACTGGCTGAACATCTCCATAAGACCGTCGCCCAGGTGATGGAAATAAACGAAGCAGAACTCCAGGGTTGGAATGCATATTTTCAAATAAAAGCAGAACGTCAGAAATAAAATGCCATCAACGACGATACAAATCCGGGCCGAGGACAAAACCAAGGCCGCGTTTCGTCAAATCACGAATCGGACTGCAAAACTAAATCAATCGTTTGGGGGTCTTGCCGGGTCCATGAAGGGTTTAGCAGGTGCAATCGGTCCCCTGATCGGGATCGCAGGATTTGGCGCAATGGCAAAAAGCCTGCTTACCATTGGAGATCGTCTTGATAAAGTTGCGATTCAAACCGGATTGAATGTCGAAGAATTGCAAGCTCTTCAGTTTGCCGCGTCTCAAAGTGGGGTTTCAACTGAGACTTTTAATTCATCATTAAATAAGTTCAACCGTGTGCTTGGAGAAGCGGCATCCGGGATGAAAAAAAGTGAGGATGCTTATAAAAAGCTCGGCATCCAAATAAAAAAAGATGATGGATCACTAAAAAAATCTTCAACTCTTCTGCTTGAAGTTTCAGACCGATTCAAATTGATTCGTGATCCTGCGATGAAAGCAAAAGTTGCCGCGGATCTTTTCGGAAGATCAGGAATCGATTTAATTCCAATGCTGACCGAGGGATCAAATAAACTTTTGGAATATGAGTACCGTTTACGGGAAGCAGGCGGAATTATGAATTCAGCGGCAACGACCGACATGGCAAAATTCAATGATTCACTTGATTTACTTGGACGGGTGACAATGGCGAATTTTGCAAAAATCTTAGTCCCAATTCTTCCTGCATTAACTCTTCTTGCAGGGAATTTTGATAATATTGCAAAGTTTATTGGAATTGCCGCAGGTGCTTTTGCAGTCGCAAAGATTCCTGTATTAATAGGAGCAATCACAACGGGAGTCTCGGCCTTAACTGTCGCAGTCGCCGCGAATCCGATTGGCGCGATTGCGGTTGGAATCACTGCAATAGGAGGGGCTCTTTATACGTACTCTGATGACATCTTTGATTTTTTCGGGATAACATCAGAGGAGTCGAAAACAGGTGATATTGGTAAAACTGCGAAGGCTGTTAATGAGTTAAAAACGCAAGTCGATGGAACCGCGATTGTGATGGGAAATTCGGCACATGCAACAAATACGAATACAAATCAATTAGGTCAACTTGAAAGTGCATCGAAAAACGCCGCAACCGGACTCGCAAAGGCCGCAGAGGAAGCAGGGAAATTAACGGCACAGCAGGATATCAATCTGAATCTTATTGCAGAAACTGCTGGAACCATAAACGAGAAAGGCGCACCTGCATTATGGAAACTAAAAGACGCGATCAAGGACGTTGATAAGCAAGCGAAACAAGGAAAGAAATCAAATGAATTTCTTGCAAGTTCATTCAACAAAATGTTTGTTGATATGGCATTAGCTACGGATGCTTGGACAGATTATATCGGTCGAGGATTTAATTTCCTTTTGGAAGAAACTATTGGAGTCGAGTTTTTCAACCGTCTGGATTTTATCTTTTTAACAAAATTAAGATCAGTTGGGGATCACTTCAATATTAATATTGATCGCATGATTTTAGCTGTCACCGGACAAAAACGAGAAGACTTAGTATCAGCGTTTGACGGGATTATGTGGCAGATGACAAGTATGTTGGAAACAGAGTCTAGACCGACTTCAGGGGGGATAGTCACGCAATGGTCGCTTTTACTTGCAGATATGGTCACAGCAATCAAAACAACTCAAGCAGAAGTCCCAGAGTTGGATTCGTCCTCAATTGTTACTGCATCCCAGAGAATCGCCGCGATCAGCAACCAAGTAAAGGGACTTGAAGTAAAAACGGAGACACGGAGACAGGGACGTTATCATAGTGCTGGTTATTTCGGACCTCCTCAAAATAGATATCTTTCGTATTTGTCGAATGAAGACAATGTTTACACAGCTCAGGATTTAAGTGGAGGACAATCGACGACAGCCAGAACGACATCTGAAACTATAGGTCGATCTCCCATGTCCGGCGGGTCAAGCGCCTTGGAAAGCACCGGAGGAAATACACCGATTCAAGTAAACATTTACGATGGGACCGGGCAACGTATCAGCGCATATGACAGCGCAATTCGAGTCGAGATTCAGGACCGTGCAAACCGTTACAATGAATTCGCGGCATTACAGGCGGCATAAATGTTAGAGGTGCAAATCGTGATTGATTCAACAACCTATTATATAAGCGATGAAGGCCACGCGGGAAGTGATGGTGAATACTATTTCCCATTTCTGGCTAAACGTCCACGGGTGCGGATCGGTGCGACCAGGGGCGGATGGATCACGACACAGGGAGGTCGTCTTGATTTAGTCAATGAGCCATATAATTCAAATCATCCGTTTGGAGGTCAACGCTATCGGGATCTGTTATCGAATGCTGGAACGGATACTGATCTCCCAAAGATCAGTATCAAAGACCCGGAATCGGGAATAAGAACGCCTATTTTTGAGGGTGCATTCCAATTAAATACTATAACTAAGGATGTTTTGAGCTTTGGGATGCAGGGGTTAACGTCAAAGCAGATTGCCGGATCGGATAAGTTTGTCGGAGATGAAACTGCAACCGATTCAAGTGGTGCAGTTGTCAATATACCTTATCCAATCGGACAACTTTACAACGCCGCCGATGCAACAGTTTACAAAGGTTCACAAACCTGGGCGATTGGTGCATCAGGGAAAGCGGGATTCAACACTTTCAATCTAGTTGCAGATGCTTATCCTTATATTTTATCGAACGGGACCACGCTATATTCTTCCGGGAATCCAACCATTTCCGATTCAGAATTCGATGGTGGAGTTTTAACGCCTGCATTTTCAAACGGGCAAACACTAATTTCAGGAGTTGGGAACAAATTAGGAACCAGCAGAACAGCCGAAGCATCACGATGCGATAGCCTGCTTGATTTCGTGCATAGTTGTGCGCGTTATTTAGGGTTTACAGAAGCCCGTGTCGATACGACCAAAGCCAGCGGAGCATCATCAATCACTCTCGGATTTGTTCAACGTGGGGCAATTGACATTCTAGAGCTTTTATCACATGTGACCGAAGCAAATAACTATCATTTTTATATTGCAGATAATCCCGATACCACAAGCGGTTTTTATAATGCACCGATGATTTGGTTGATAGATCGTGCGAACAGTCCATCAGCAACGACATTGAGTGCTTCAAATATTATTTCGTCCTGGTATTCGGTCCTTTCACCATTTCAACAAGTCAATACGACTTTAACATATTATGTATTTCAGGGAACACAATTAGAAACAAAAACACGAACCGTTACCAGTGACAATTTGAGCTATGGAAAAGTCAAAACTTATCCGTTTTACTGGGGAACTTTCCCGCGTACATTCGATGCGGCATCAACTCCAATCGTAACTGCTCAGGCCCGAATGGATGCAATAAAAAACATTGAAAAAAAGCCGATTGCAAGCGTCACGGTGGACGGGATTCAAGGAACTTACACGCCTGGGGATCGGTTCGAGTTCAACCGGGAAGAGGATCAAATCAAAGTTGATATGCTTGCACGGGATTTTGTTTTTGACTGGGGATCAAATACGACAACGATGCGCGGGGATGCAACGCTTTCGATATACGAGGCAAGCTGATGCAGATTCTACAGGATGATTTGATCAGCGCGGTTTCATCCAGCGCGAGCCATTTAAGCGCGACGTATCCGGTTGGAAACGTCCAAGATGACATTCCGAGCTTGCCGTATATATGTAACGCGACCAGTTGCATAATCACGCTGACCGTCGCGTCAGGTATGCAAGCCCTTTTCCTGTCTGGACTTCAGGCGGATTCGGCGACGGTTCAACTGGTAACCGCGACCGATGATTCAGGACAGATTGATATCAACACAACTCCATATTCCAGCCTGTCGGAACTGGCGACGGGATCAAGCCAAAGGATATCGCCAGAGTGGTTTTCGTTTACTGTAGCAACCGCCGCGAATACGATTTCGAGCCCTTATGCAGGCGGAACGATATCCGAATACACGCAGGGACCGACAACGCTGATACTGGCCGGAGACTTGACCCTCGCGGCAGATTTAGTTCTGACCGATTCATCCAATTCAATCCAACGGATCAGCACCGGGGCCGTCTTGACTGCGGCAACGGTGACGCTGACGCTGACGACCTCGACCGACCGGAAGGATTCGCCCGTTTCCGGGAATGCGATTTATCAGTGGGACCAGGAAGCGGCCGGAGTTGCAGGGCGCTTCGAGGATTCATCCGGGGCCGCTATCAATCTCAACGATTTTGCAAATGTGATGATTGGTTCCATCGTTACGATTTCCGGGACTGATTACCAAGTAACGAAAATTATTGGAGATGGAACCGGAGTTGGAGATGTTGAGCTTTCCAGTGCCGCCAGTGATGCGACTGTTTCCGCGATCAAACATCCGATTAAATTAGGAATCACCCGCGCCGGGTCGGTCTTGAATATTGAAAACCCACAGCTTGGACTGTCACGTTCGTTCACTGATTACTCGGTCCGTCGGCCCTTGTTAAATGGCGGATACTCGGAAACCCAGCGCAACGTCTGCAAGGGCTTTAACGTTAGCGCAATGTTAAGCGATTCCAACGCGCAATCATTTGAAGGATTCTATCGTGCGTTCAGGTCCAAACCTTTTCCGGCGATCATTGCCGAGGGTTTTGATTCGGCACGTAACGAAAACACGAGAATGGCCGGATTTTATTATTTACGGTCTGCGCCATCGATGGCATATGCGACGCACTCAGGATCGGCAACACAAACCGAATTTCAAATACATGAGGTAATATGACGAGAATTTTCAAACCGGATTCCGGGCAAGACCTGAAGCTCCAGAATAACGGGGGCACCGGGTCGGTCACCATCACGGATGCAGGTGATCTGACAATCGATTCTCCAGCAGACCAACATGTATCCATAAATAATGGCAACCTCGTCATGGGTACGGCAGGAAAGGGGATTGATTTTTCAGGTGCTCAAACTCCCGCAGGTGGCACAACAGATGAGGTTTTAAGTGGGTACGAACGTGGAACCTGGGTTCCTACCCTTAAACGAGATGGTGCATCAGGGACGTATACTGCACATGCTAATGACCGCGGTAACTACGTGCGTGTTGGTGATGTAGTTTACTTAAACGGATATTTAAGAGGGACTTTATCAGATGGAAGTGGTGGCTGGTTGATCGGTGGGGAGTCACAGGGGAACTTACCTTTTACAGTAACAACATCAACTTATGCGTTTGTCCAAAATGCCACAGTTGCCGGTATCCAAACCACATCGAGTGTTAGCACAAGTGGAATTTATTGTGTAACCCTTACCAGTGGGAATCAATATGGGTTTTTTTGCATGTATTACACAACCGATTAAAAGGAAAAATTATGGCTTTAAGCAAAAAAATAGAGGTCGATAAAATCGAGACTATAAAAGAAAAAGATTTTTATCATTTATCAGTCAGGACTCGTTGTAATGTCTGGGAAAATGATGAATTAATTGCATCCAATTTCAGCCGAGCATCTTATCCTCCTGACTGTGATATCAGCACGATATCTGACCCTATGGTTGTCAATCAGTTTAATACCGTGATGACGGATGCAGTGAAAGCAAATTATCAGGCTTTCAAGGAAGCACAAAAAGCAGAAATGAATCCTGCATAATGGACACGGATTTAATCCAATCCCTCGCGGACCTCGGCGGCACGCTGGCAAGTCTCGGCTTCGCCGGGTGGCTTATTGTTTATTTGCTCAAGCTCCAAGTCCATGAAAGAACGGAGTGGATGGCAAAGGATACAGCAAACGACCAAGCTCTTCAGGATTTGATCGGCAAGACAAATGAACGGAGCTCGAAAATGGAAGAAAGCGTGACATTATTAACAGAAGTTCTGCGCCGTTTTGAATTAAAGCTGGATAAAATATGATTTCAATGTTGGCACCCGTGATCGCCGGGACGGTAAAGACCTTGGCGATGAGTTTGTTTGGGGAAAAGTTACTCATAAAAGTTGTTCTGCTACTGCTGGAAAGGCTGGTGGATTCCACGGATAACGATTTGGACAATCAAATCTTGGCCGCATATAAAGCGCAGTTAGTAGGAAAATTATAATGCGGCCTGCTTATATTACGCCGGACTTTCATAATCGCAGTTGGTGCGTTCATGGCTGATATGCTAACGCCGAACTTTTCCCGCGCTGAGATGCGATGCAAATGCGGATGCGGGCTTGCACATATGGATGAGAATTTCATGAAGATGTTGCAGTCTGTACGTGACAAACTAGGGCCGCTCTCCATAACGTCAGGGGTACGTTGTGAGAAACATAATAAGGATTCAGGCGGTTATCCTAAAAGCGCGCATCTCCAATCGATGGGGGCTGATATCCGCATCTACGGACCACGGGCGCTTGCCCTGGTCGAACACGCCAGACGCGTAGGCTTTTCCGGCATCGGAATCGCACAGAAAGGCGTACATAAACATCGTTTCATCCATCTTGATATTCTACCGCGTCAAGCGCTTTGGTCGTACTGAATACGCCTTTCCTCCAATCCTTTAAAATAATTGCAACCTGAGTATGGTAGATCAGCCCGCCAGTTGAAGATTTGAACCCTTCATGGTTCAATATCTTTGCAGTCCCGTAGAGCGTCTTTCCTTTCTTATGTAGTTCGATAACACGCAAAGCAAGTTCAGGGTTTATTTCGCTCAAGCGTGGACGTCCTTCAATGCGAATCTTCCCTTTTCGGTCACGCGCTTCAATCCGTTTCCCGTTACGCATTCCGGTTTCGTGCTGTATTTTACGCCCGCCGACCCGGTTCCGTTTATCTGTTCACGCGATGAAACACGGACGTAACCTAAAATAATATTTCCCAAAATCTTTGATATCATTAAGGATATTATTAAAGACATTTTTTTTAAAAAAAAGTCTTGACCATATATGAATGGCAAATGTATATTTCTTTTAAAGGCAAAACGCAAAATTACATTATTAAGGTACGCGAATGGATTCGAAAAAAGCGCCATTGGAGGCGCCCTTTGATAATGGCGAAGACTTGTTCAGCGCTTCAAGCGACGAACTTTTAACGACAACCGATGCCGCGGGGCTATGCGGCGTAAGTTACCAGAAGTTTCTAAACAACTTCTGGGGAATCCCTTTTAAATATTTATATCCGAACGGGCCGCGCATCTATCTCAGAAGCGAAGTTCAGGCGTTCATCGATGGGTCGAATAAATGACGCATCCGAATGATCGCATATTGAATTGGATCGGCCCGGATGGGTGCGATTACGATTACACCGGAACGCGTCCTGATGCGTCTTATATGAATGACATAGTCGATACCGAACTCGGTCGAATGACCATTCGGGAATATCTGCAAACCG